GAAACTCGCGTTGTGATATACGGTCGTCAGTGAGTACGCCATACACAATACGTAGATGTTCCATCGGTATAACTGAATGAGGCCACTGAGATTCTGCTACCCACTGTTTAACAAAGCGTTGTGCAGTCGTGATCTCCTGGCCTTGCAATACGTTGGTCAAGCTGATGTCGAGAATGTCCATGAAGAACGATAGGTTGCCATGACGTACTGCAGCGAAGAACTCTTCCATGACAGACATGGTCACTTGAGCCATTTGCGCTTTAGCGTTGTTAGCGATAGGCGTATGTACTAGCTGTTTATTAATTTTGTAATTACGTAGTAGCGCAGCAAATTTGTGTAACTCTTTGCTGATGTCATCGATACCTGCGATTACTTCTGGGTACACGTGCTCGAGCTTCTGCTCTTGGCGAGGCGCAATGTTGTATCGACGGTCACCTTCTTCAATCTTTACTGCATCCATACGGTTAGTCAGGAAGATGAAGTTTGTATAGTTAGGCATCTCAATCTGATTGGAGCGCATCGCACGAATGGTCATTGTGTTTTCTGTTATAGCGTTCTTGAGTTTGTCAGCAATCTTCATGGTGCCTGAGCTGGCTGACGCCATATGAAACTCATCAACTACTAGGAACAACGCTTGGCGCATATACAAGTTGAACTGCTCTTCAATGTTCTGCAGAGCTCGCATTGGCACGTGCTCATTACCGAATAGTGGTCGGAGTACTCTCGTGTAGAAGATACCTTTACCTGTGCCTGGGACGCCTTGTAGCACCCAGGCAGTCATTGCTTTACGCTTGGTTTGGAAGATATATGCCAACCAGTTGGTGAAGTGTTCAACTTCTAGTCTTTGACCGCCTAGTATATGGGTAAGTAGCTTGTAGATTAGCGGACAAGAGTCTGCGATCTTTGCTGCGTCACCCATGCTTAGCGGTTCGTGCTTCATGTCCGACAACATGTATTCTGTTTTACGGAACATGTTTATTTGATATGGGATCGTTGTCAGGTTTACGCCGTTTGTTGATGACGCCGGGTCAAAAATTACTCTTGCGTCAGGGATGTAATCTGGCTTCGAGCGGCCATGTGACCGCATGAACCCTTCAATGCTTGCTGAAGAGCACGGCATGAGCGGGAACTCGTCACTGAATTGGTTAAGGTTAGGGTCAAACACACCGTTGTAGTAGGTGTCTGTATAAAAATCACGCATTGCTACTGGGAAACAGGCGCGGCCTTCTTTTGCCATCTCTTCCTGATAGACATCAAAAAGTGATTTATAAAAGTCAGGGTCAGCTTGTTCGATAGACCAGATTGGCTCGCCCTTGAAGTTGTACATGTACGTTGGGTCTTCAAGCTTGAAGTAGTAAGCATTACTGTCGCCGCCGTTTACGTTACATCTTATATACGGGGGGTTTGTATCGTCAGTAATCTGTATCGACATTCGGTCTGGATTAGTCAGGATTTCTTCTGACTTGTTGTCTACCGTGGCTATTGTTAGCCGTTCTTTTTTTGCGCTGAAGCCTCTAGCTACGCGCAGTCTGTTTTTATGTTCGTTGCTTTTTTGGTGAACAACTTCAGGGCTAATGTTGTTCATCAAACCTGCGAGATCCAGGGTGTCTGATAAGCCAGAAACACGCACGATCCGCTCAGCAGGGGAACTGAACGGATCGTGGGTTCCATCTTCAAAGGTAGGAGGAGCAATGAAGATTAGTTTTGAATTGTCAGCTACGCTTACATCTAGTGTGTGCTTGAGTGAATGGCCATTTGATGACAGCTCTAGCTGAGATGAGAATAGGTTGGATTCAAAGTTGGCGGCTTGCAGCCAAAGCTTGACAGCTTTCGCAGGCATAGCGTGTTTTAACAACATAAATATATGTAACGATACTTTGTCACCTTTCAGGCCAAGGCTTGCAGACGCTTGTGCGATGAAGCTGCAGTCTTGTACTTGAGGCGGGAGTTCACGCAGTACTGTTTTGGCAAGTGTGCCGACACATTTGCTTGTGAAAACCTTTGGGTTAGTGTGTCCAGGTAACGTAATGCCATCAATATCTAAGACGAGTAGATTGGAATACCCAATACGATCAGTTTTACCTGCTCGCGACTCGTTTTGTATGGGGCGTTTTAAGTTACCTTTAAGTAAGCAGTGACCTAGGTCACTATGGTCTCGAATGAGGCGTTCAAGCATTACGAGTCCCGTCCCATCAATGGGGAGTGAGTGCTCGTGAGATGTAACGCTTTTAACGTGTGGGTACGGGGTGAATCCGTTTTTAGGACAGTGTCGTTTGCTTAGCCGCTGTCCATTGGCGGCTTCTAGAAATGTAAGTTGCATGGCTCCTCCTACAGAGCTAACAATACTAGCACGCGTAAAATACTTGCGCTAATATTATTTAGTGAGGAGAGCGTTTTTGTCGAAGACTTCCTGTCTGTCAATCTTGATATTTAAGTCAGCTTCGAATGTTAGCCGAACTTGATTTCTGTCAACCTTTGAGAGTTTTACTTTCGCCAGAACGCCGTCGTCATTGTGGATTATGACTTGTCCGTCTAATTTTAGTGTTAGTACTAACCTAGACACTGTTTATTTGCTGTAGTTAACGTCATACCCGCCTTCGGCATCTAATGGGAGATCGCGCGCCCAGGAAGGCGGCGTGCACATGTGTGCAATTAGTTTTGCCATTGTAGCATCTGGATTAATATCATTGCTAATTAAAACAATCTCATCATGCACAGTTAGGACAACATCTGCGTCTAATGATTTGTCTGCCTGTATGCGAAGTATGGCGTCAGTAACGATAATCCTAGAGAGTGCTTGTACTACGTTTTCTGTGATGCGCCCGCCCCAGGTAGACTCAGTAGTGCGTGAGTCGTACGTAAGCTTGCCCCCTTCATAGCGAAGGTTGTTGTAATGAAGGGCTAAGCCGTTGGGCAGGTAAATCTTCTTATCGTGAAATAACAACCCGTGCCAGTCTTCGGTGTAAGACGGATTAATAGTATTAGCAAGTTTGAGTTCGAGCTTTTTCCAAAGCATTTGTACACCGGGGTATGTATTGCGGTATGTATTTACTACCTCGTACGCCTCGTCTGTGGTGAACTTCATGGCTGGCCCCATCGCACCAGCTTCTAGCGTTGCTTGGAACTTTGGCGCGCCCATGCCGTAGCCTAGACCGAGCACTGCTGTCTTGCCCACAAACCGTTCGGTTGGGTCGTCGTGCTTGTTAATAGGTCTGCGGTAGATCTTTGTTGCTAGGTTGCTATAGATGTCATCTCCATTCCTAAACTGCTCGAGGAGCTCATCTTCGTCAGCTAGCCATGCAAGCATGCGCGCCTCGATGTTAGATAAGTCAGCAACAAAGACTAACTTACCTGGCGGGGCACACAACGCTTTGCGCAGTGGTGAATTACGCGGCATGTTCTGCATGTTAATTTTTTCTGTACCACCGAAGCGCCCGGTGTGCGCTGCGTAATAACGCAGGGGTACTGAAATGGTGCCGTCATCGTGCGTTGCATCAATGAAGCGCTGAGCTCGGGTCTCGTTGATGCGGCTTTTTACCGCAGTCCGTGCATCCCAGATATGCTGGTGTTCAGGGTACATCTTCTGCATCTGGGTGAACGCTTTGTCGTTCTTGCCCAGTGCAGGGATGTTTTTACCTGTGCTAGGGCTAACTTTGGTAGGCGGTACAATGCCCATATTGATGATGTAGTCATTAAACTGTTGGTTAGAGCTGAGAACCTTGCGGGCTATACCACTAGCGGCTATTGCGTCTTCGCTGCTTTTCATCTCTTGGTCACGAAACGCGATTAACGCTTCACGGTTCACGATCAGCTTTGGTTCACAGAACATGCGGCAGGTGATGTCAATTAGCTCGAGCTCTTTAAGTGGCATCTTGTTGATCATCGCTCTGTAGAGCGCGTAGGTTAAATCTACGTCTTGTATACAGTAGCCAGCGAGCGCCTCTTCCGTGTCCGGGTCGAGGTCATAGATACCTTTTGCATTGATGAGCTCGTCACCTTTGCGCATTGTCTCGTCGTCTGGGAATTGACGTATCGCGCAGTCTTTGAGCCTGGCCGACTGGCCAGGAGCTAAGGCTCGCGCCATAGCGGCTGTATCTACATAGAATTTTGGTGTGACGCCGTAGTACCTGGTTAAAATATAACCATCAAATGGCGTGTTGTGGCAAACAAGCGTTGCCTCTGACCAATCTATAGCTTGAATAGCTTCTTCCGCTTCGTCTTCTCCGTACCATTGTGTTTCATCATGATCGATCTTGATGCCTACGCCCCACACTTTAAATTTCTCGTGGCGTACGTAGTCCATCGTAGTAAGTTTGGTAAGAGACACTTTGGTGTCGAAGTATGTCTCAAAGTCGAGAGTGACTAGCATTAGAACGGCTGCTCCGAGTGTGCGTCATCACACGCGTATTGCGCGTAGATTTCGTTTTCTATGTGTTTGAAGCTAGATCTGAGCTCATTGTATGCTTCTGGCATCCGGGTTTTGATCCACACGGCAGTGTATATGTGGAACTCTGGGTCTACGCCGTCGGCTGCTAAGCTAGGTAGGTTTTGGAAAAACTCTTTTGTTTTCATGGCACCCTCCAGGGTGAAAGATTTCGAGGACTGCAAAGCCGCACCATTTATCGCGGCTGTACTGGTCGTCTGTAAGAACAAATAAGAGGCTTTTGTCATCACAGACGATGTAGGCTGTTTTGTTAAGGGAGTGCTGTATGAAGTGGCCTTCGGCTACTGCTGCGTCTACGTCAGTAAACGGCGTGGTCATTTGCCTGCTCTAACTTCTTCAGCGATTAACCGATCTAAGTACCAGCGGGCTTTCCGAAGGTCTTCTACAGGTTTCTTTTTGTAGCGATATCTGTGAAGGTATTTTTTGATTGACCCTTCAAGGTAGTGGGAGAACCCGTCGCCAAGGCTGTCCGCTAGGTAATCAATACATTCGATTGACCCGTTGTTGTAGTGCGCGGGGCTATTAACGAGGTCTTCTTTAGGGGGCATGTCATATGGGTCGACATATTTTGCTGTGACTTTGTTCCAGTCTTGTGGTGTAGCAGTATCTATACTCATCATACTCTCCTAGTAAGAGCGAAATAGTATCAACGCTAATATATTAGTACAACACATATATTTATTTTTCTGGGTAAAGAGTCTCTTCGACCATCCTGTCGTACTCTGCGTCTGCTTCACTGGGGGTGTACGGTTTGTACACTCCTTTTCCTTCGAAAAAGTCGCTAGCGTCGTTGTACGGATCGTCGGTAATGCTACACGGCATACGGCTCATGGTTTTTTGTCCTTTTTTGTTAAAGATTTTGTCAAAGTTGTCGTCAAATGACTGTTTGTTTGTGGGGCGCTGTCTACTACCTTTACTCACGATACTTTCTCCACGCTTTGTTATGTCGATCAATTGCAGTTTTTTCGTCATAAGTGCTTGATGTGTCGATGCCATTTCAAGTACTTGAAATGTTTGCATCATTATTTACCACGGTGTTAGGGTCGGAGGAGGCAACGTAGATACGTAAGCGCCCACGTGATGCGAGTTCGTGAACCCTGCGGTCGACGATTGTGGTTAAGTCTTTGAGCAATTGAGAACGGTCGATTGCTGCGGCTGTGTCTTCTAGCTCGCTGATACGATCTTCATGGTCAGAGTAGCCCTCGATCTGCGACTCAAGCTCTTCGATCTTTGATTCGAGCTCCGCGGTACGGTCGTCTTTGGTCAGCATATCTTCTAAACGACAGTCGACTCGCTGATCGAGAAATTTCTTAAATTCAAACAAAAAGTCTGCGTCAGGCATGTTCATTAGTTTTTCTCCCTTCTGGGTTGGTTAGTTTCGCTGCTAAGTTCCATGCCATGTAGGC